GATCGACCTTACCAAGAGCAAGGGCCGTTTCGAAGTCCTTGCCAAAGGAAGGTAGGCTTATCGTCAGAAACGATAGGCCCTCATGTTTGACACGACACTCGATTGTTTTGCAATCGAGGGTGGCGTCCGTGCAGCAGATCCTAGCGCACTCGTGCGCTAGTTTCTTGTGGAGAAGCATCAGGCTTTTCAATGGTCCCTCCAATAATTGGGGGTGTTCCATTCCTTAGCCTAGTGCTTACGAGGATTAGGCCCTTCCTACTTTTTAATAGGAAGTATGCCTAACCAACAGCCAACGTAGTGTGCCAGATCTCGGACATGGATGAGGGAGCGTTTTATACGACGCTGTCCATCCTGTTTCCGTGATCGTTTCCAAGAGGTCATTTCAAACCTCCTGGGGCACAATACGACGCAAGGTCAGGAAAGTATACGTAAAGAACGTATACTACGATGGATATTACGAGGCCGATCAAGGATTTCTCCTTGACGACGTCGCTTGTCCTTCGCCCTGAACCTCTGACCCTTCGGTCAGCTCTCACCTTGGAGAACCTTGGTGATGATTGCGTTCGAAGAGGCGGCTAGCTGGGCGTTAAAGCCCACCCAGATCGCCTGAGCCTCGGCAACCGAGAAGCCAACAGTGGGAAGGTCCACGACGGTATAAACAGACATACCGACGCGAACATTCTCCGCTGGCTTAAACGGATCCGCGGTGATCTTCGATTGGTCGACCCGGGCCACACGACGAACTCTCGACTTCCCGTAGGAAGACGAGAAAATCTCGTGTGTCAGGCCATCAGCCGACGTGTACTCTCCCAGATTCGTGCCCCGCGTTGTAAGCGGGAGCGAAATGGCAGAGCCACCTGACGGCGTAATGGACTGCGGATCGGTGAGCGCCATAGGCGTTCTCCTGTTCTCTCTGTAAGCCTATTTACATAGACCGACAGAGTTGGTGACGGACAGTACAACAACTGTTCTAGCCACGTCGCGAAATACCCAACGCGGCGAGAATGGAGTACTGGAGTGAAGATAAACCACTCCAAGAAACTCCAAATCCGAAGGGGTTAGCCGGGATCCTCTTCTTGGTTTCTGTAACAAGAACCAATGGAGGAGCCTGTAGGTCGGGATATCCAACAATACCGGATTTCCCTACTAGGTAGTAGGTATCTTGACGGACACTATGTTCCATCATATACCCGTACCGCATAACCAGACCATTTTGGGCAACAGCACTGAGGTTGTGAACAACATCCCCAGCATTAGTTACCCAATCGATGGCCCAACTCCAAGGCGTCAGCTCCCAGACAGTTTCTGGGGTCAGTGGCTGCCCAAAAAGTTTTTGGGCGTCAGCCGCATTTCTAGCCATTCCTAGTCGACTATCAGAATCGACTGGGATATGGTAAGTAAATGCGCCTGAAAACCACCGACGCTTCGTCGTCACTCTGTGACGATAAAGTACGCCGACATTACTTGGATCCGGGTTGAAGTTGTCCAATACATTCGTCCCACCACCTGCATAAAGCAGAGTGGCGAGACTAGTGTAGAGGATTTCTTCTTCCTCGGTTTTTGCTAATGGATAGTTGTAGCGCCGGCGAACCACTTTGCCATTGTCCCGCTCATACTGTGTTAACACAGCATCAGCATGGACTACGGCATCACGTGCTTTTGTGATGTCGCTGACAAGTGGCAGCCAACCGAAGACGACATTGAGGAATTCACCTCCTGCCTTAACGGCAGCGTCGGCTCGAGTTTGCAACGAATGTAGGAGAGGTGTAGAAGGCATTCCATCCTTCATCAACTCACCTAAAAACGTTGCAGCGTCTGCAACTGAATTTGTGGGCTCGCAACGAGCAATAGCTGTCGTTCCCAATTGTTCTAGCTCAGAATCCGAAGATTCTGGGCTAGGCGGGAACGCCAACTTGCCAGAAGCGAGTGGATACGCAGTAACGAAAGGACCAGTATACTTAAACTGGTTGCCTTTTCGAGTGCGTAAAACCGTGTGAGAAGAGGATACTCTCCCCTTAGCATACGATTTGGTCGTATAAAAACGACCACCAATATCACTGAGTTCTCCGTCGTTTGACGGAGGCCAGGGATGTCCCTCCGACTCAGTATACTGAGTCCCTGTGAAATCAAATACACCAGGATTGGACACGCCTTGAGGGTGTTCAGGGTCATTGACAATGAACACCTGACCTCCCGCGGTTTGCGGGCGGTAGGCGCGTCTTCTCTTCGTGATAGACGATTCCATAGGATTAGCATGCTCCTTCAGATACATTCATATTCTTACG